CATCAAAGACCAGGCGTTGAAGAACCCCAACGTCAAGCACGTCATCTGGCAGCAGAACCTCTACCGGCCCGACGGCAGTTTCTACAAGATGGACGACCGGGGCAGCCCCACCGAGAACCACATGGACCACGTCCACATCAACATGGGCGTCGGCGGCTCGACCGGCGGCTCTGCGGCCACCACCACGGGCGGCGGCTCCCCGGCGGCGGCCCAGCCGATGATGCAGGCCACCCCCGGCGGCCTGGTCCCGACCCAGCGCGCCGCGACCGTCCTCAACCCGGCGGGCCACATGCCGACCAGCCTCCGGTCACGAACCGCCGCCACCGACCCCGAACTCGTCGACCCCAAGCACCCCGTGCACCGGTCCAACGCGAGGGCCGTCCGCAAACTGATCCCCGGCTTCGTCCCCGAGGACGGCGCCTACCCCATCGACCCGCGCAGGGAGGTGTTCGTCCACACCAACCGGCACGCGGTCAAGCACAACAAGCGGGTCGCCGCCGGTGAGGTCGACGCGCCGATGCGCGACGACGTCTGGTCAATCAAGCAGACCGACGCGATCACGACCGGCCCGGTCAAGAAGCACGTCCGCGGCTACGCGCCGGAGCTGCACCTGGTCGACAACCGGCTCAACGTCCAGCAGGCCGGTGCCAAGAAGTTCAAGGACACCGAGCAGCGGGTCGTCCACGCCGGTTCCTACGGCCGCCTCGCGCCGCCGCCGGACGTCCCGCAGGACTACTCGCTGATGGACTACAACCCGGAGTACCACACGACCTTCGTCCACCGCGACGTCGGCGAGCCGGTCCACACCGCCGACAGGATCCACTTCACCGGGGACGCCCGCACCGGGGAAGCCCGCATGTACGGCGCCCAGGCCGACAACTGGGGGCGCGCCGTCCCGGCACGGCTCATCCTCCCGCCCCCACCGACCGTCGACGCCGCCAACCTGGACACCGTCGGCGGCGAACCGCACGACCGACCGCCGGTCTGGACCGGCCACACAGCATCACTCAAGAGGACAGCCCGGAGGACCGCCATGAAGAAGACCGCACGATCACGGGCCGTGAGGTTGGCCTGGGGCGAGGAGGAGGCCCCGATGGCGGTCGACACCCTCCGCGAGGAGGGCAGCGCCCCCGAGGACGACAACGACGACTTCGAGCGCTACGTCGACCCGCCCAAGGAGCTCCAGACCCCCGACCTGTCCCAGGGCGGGCAGGACCAACGCGAGCGGGAGGTCGGGGAACAGGGTGGCGACATGGGCCAGCCCGGACCGGCCGACCCGATGGCCGCGCAGGCACCGCAGCAGCGGTACATGACACTCCAGATCCCGATCCCCGCCGCCGCACCGCAGACCCCGATGCAGGCCGTCCCACCGCAGTCCCAGGCGCCGCAGCAGCAGGCGCCGATCACCGCGTCCATGCTCGACCACTTCGACCGCTACTACGGCCGCCGTGTCGCGAACTGGATGGACGCCATAGAGGCACGGCGGGACATGACCCCCGCCGAGGCCGCCGACTACCGGCGGCAGTCAGCGAGGCTCTCGACCCTGTTGAACGATCGAGAACTCTCAACAACCAATAGGAACCCCAGGAAAGGAACCGCCAACATGGCACGCAACAGCATGGCCAGCCGCAGCAAGGTGGCGACCGCTGGGCGGCGTCAGCGCACCGCTGAGGGTCCGCTCGTGGACGGCGGCGACCGCAGCCGCAACGACCAGGGCGAGCAGGAGGAGGCCTTCATCAGCCAGACCCCGCCCGAGGTGCCGGTCGACTTCCCGTCCGACGACGCCCAGAACATCTCCAACACCGAGAACAACCTGGTCGCCCGCGTCCAGAAGGGCCGCGCGCAACTGCTCCGTGACGCCAAGGCGCTCGCCGCGATGCAGAAGCGCCGCTCCTTCAGCGAGTCCGGTGGCCCGACCGCCGTGGTGGTCGACCCCCGCGTGCACACCGGCCCGGAGGGTGAGGAACTCACCGGCACCGACTTCGTCTCCGCCGACCCCAACGACGGTGTCGTCCCGACCAACCCGAAGGACGCCTCGCTGCGCGCCTTCAAGGCGTTCGACGGCTGGCTGACCAGCAAGACCGGCAAGTCGAGCCGCCGCCACACCGAGGCGACCATCAAGAAGGCCGCCGCCGCGTTCTCCCGCGAGGCTGGCATCAGCCCGCAGATGCTGTTCCCCGCGCTCGGAATCGTCCTGCGCGAGGCCCGCAAGAACGACAAGACCGCCAAGAACAAGGGAGCCAAGATGCGGAAGCGCGCCGACGAGAAGCTGGAAGTCGCGGCACCGGACGGTCGTGTGGACGTCGAGGCCCCCGTGTCGAACACCACGAGCGCTGAGGCACAGGCCTCGCAGTTCGACATCCGCGACTTCGGCGACAACGCCGGGGACGACGTCGCCAAGCCCGATCTGAGCACCGATCAGAACTGGGCGCCCGGCGAGGCCAGCAAGACCGGCGCCCGGGTCAAGACCGCGGGTGGCCTCCTGGCCATGCGCTGCGCCGAGGGAATGATCTCGGCCGGTCTGGAATCCAACTCGCGTGAGCGGAAGTACCAGCTCGCCGCCGAGTTCGAGGGCATGAACCGCGGCCTGATCCAGGATCGGGTCGCACTGCTCGAAAGGTTCGCCGCCGTGCGTCAGGCGGACCTCAGGAGGGTCGCCAGCGGAAGTTCTCGCGGGGCCGCACGTTCGCCGATCCCGGCGGGCCTCGGTGGTGGAACTCGCACCGCCTCGGCTGGCACGCGGACGGCAGCGCACGACCCCAGTAACGACAGCTCGCTGTTCATCTGAGCAGCGGGCACGAACCACTCTAACGAGAACTGAAAGGAGGAACGATGTTTCGTCCGCCACTTTCCAATCCGGCGCAGAAGCGCACCCTGCGGCCCCTGTACGCAAACCACCAGGCGACCCCGTGGGGCGGCTTCCTCGACCCGGATCTGGATGTGAACTTCGACATCCTTCCCGGCACTGTCATGCAGCGCCTCTACGGTGAGGTCTACGCGCCTTACACGAGAGCCGCTGGCACCGTCCCATTCGGACTGTCGGCCCTGTTCGTCGCCCCCAACCTGGGCGTCAACGAGGTCTCGTCCACCGGCACCGGCCTTTTCACGGTCTGGGTCGGCGGCGATCAGGCGGTCTTCGAGGTACTGGCCCCGGCCTTCGACACCGAGGCCAACTGGCCGACCGTGACCGGACCGGCCCGCACGATGCTGACCGCCAACGCTCAGGGTCGTCTGACCCCGACCGGCGTCACCAGCGAGAACGCCATCGCGGAACTGATCGACATCCCCTCACCGGACAAGATCGTCATCCGCCTCAACCGCGTCGACCTCTCGTCGGCCACGGCCCTGGCAGGGGGTAGCTGACCATGAGCCTTCCAGTGGCAGCAGGGAGCGGCCTCGGCCGCTTCGCACGTTCGTCCGAGGACTACGTCTCGGACATCGTCTCGGCAAAGCGGCGCCTCGGCGGCCGCAAGCTGTCGGCGCGCGAGAAGCAGGCCAAGCTCGCTCACATCCTGAGCGACAAGGTCGGCGGCATCCAGCGCCTCGGCCAGTCGATGATCGGCCCGATCCAGTTGCAGCTCCGTTACCAGGGCATCCTGCGCAACGTGCTGCTCGAGGACACCCTCACACCGGGTGTGCCGATCTTCTACGACGTGCTCGACGACCTGGGGCGTGCCTACATGCTCCACGGCAACGAGGGCGAGATCAAGATCACGCCGTTCGAGGGCAAGCGGGTCGAGGTGCAGTTGTTCCGCATCGCTTCCTTCCCGCAGGTCAAGAAGGAGGATCTCTACTACCTCCGCTCGAACATCGTCGAGTACACGCAGGACATGACCAAGCAGGCGATCATGCGTCAAGAGGACTCGCGCCTCATCACGCTGCTCGAGGCCGCCGCCGTGTCCTACCGGGCCGTCGACTCCTCGTCGGTCCCCCTCACGGGCGCACTGCCCAACGAGATCACCGTCGCGGGTACCTACCTGATGCCGGACGACCTCTACACGGCGGTCACCTACACCGACCAGCGCCAGTTGGACTCCTCGCGTCTCCTGTGCAACCCGCAGGAGTACCGGGACTTCTACCGGTGGGACATCAACACCACCGGTTGGGCGTTCAAGGACTCGGTGGTTGCTGGTGAGCGCATCGTGCAGTTCGGTGAGTTCCAGATCGGCAAATCCATCATCATCCCGCGTGGCACCACCTACCTGACCCCCGACCCCGAGTTCCTCGGTGTCTTCCCGGTCATGTACTCGCTGGACGTGGAGGAGAACAACAACGTCGCCCAGTTCCACAAAGGATGGGTAATGGACGAACTTGTTGGAATGGCGATCCTGAACCCCCGGGGCATTGTGATCCTGAGAAAAGCGTAAGAACCTTTTCCAAAAGCCAGCAAACAACTCGGGGCGGTCATTCGGAGCAATCCGGGTGCCGCCCCGAGTTCGCTGAAAGGCACGCGGCAGCAGCATGACGACGGCACTCAGGCAGGAGGTGGACGCGGTGGGGTCGCAGTGGTTGGACGCCAACGGCACGCCGTGGCGCTTCTCCTCGATCACGCGGAGGTGGCAGAAGTACGTCGGCGGCCAGTGGGTCGCCGGGGTGCCGCCGACCGGCGGCCTGGACCGGGTCACCTCCACGACCGAACCGCCGCCGAACGTGACGGTCATCGAGATCCCCGGTCCCCCCGGCCCGACCGGCCCGACGGGTCCCCCCGGCCCGACCGGCTTCCAGGTGGCGGAGGTCCTCCCCGCCCAGTACCAGGACGGCGTGAACGACACCTTCCCGCTCTCCGACCCGGCCGACCTCAACCAAGCGGTGCTGGTCCTCCGCAACGGCCTCATGGAGGTTCGGGGGCACGGCTACCTGGTGAACTCCGACAGCGTCACCTTCACCACACCACCACTGGACAGCGACGTGCTGACGGTCGTCTACAAGAAAGCACAGTAAGGGCACCCCATGGCGCAGACACAGATCAACGGCGAGACCCAGATACGTCCCGGGACGATCACCTCCGACCGGATCAAGTCGGGCACGGTCGCCGACGACCGGCTGGCGACGAGCTACGTCAAGGCCGACGGCAGCCGCGCCTTCACCGGCAACGTGTCGTTGGGGAGCAACAGGATCACCAGCCTGGCCGAGCCGTCGTCGTCCAGCGACGCGGCCACCAAGGCCTACGTCGACGGCCTCATCCAGGGCTTCGACTGGAAGCAGTCGGTCCGCGCCGCCACCACCGCCCCCGGGTCGCTCTCCACGGCCTTCGCCAGCGGCTCCGTGCTCGACGGTGTGACCCTGGCGACCGGCGACCGGATACTCGTCAAGAACCAGACCAACGGCTCCGAGAACGGCCTCTACACGGTCAACCCGACCGGGGCGCCGACGCGGGCCCAGGACGCCGACGCCTCGGCCGACGTGACCGGCGGCCTGACCGCGTTCGTGTCGGAGGGGACCACCAACGGGAACAGCGCCTGGTCGCTCAACACCGACGACGTGATCACCCTCGGGACGACGGCGCTGACCTTCACCCAGGTCGCCGGTGGGTCGCTGTACGCCGCCGGTACCGGTCTGGCCCTGAACGGGTCGGCCTTCGACGTCGTCGCCGCCGACACCTCCCTGACGGTCAACGCCGACAGCGTCCAGGTCCGGGTCAACGACGCCTCGCTCGAGGTCAGCAACGGGCTGCGGGTCAAGCAGGGCACCGCCGGTCAGGTCTACATCGCCAACGCCTCCGGCGTCCTGACCCCGACGACCCTCTCCGGTGATGTGGCCTCGGTTTCGGGGACCGGTTCGGTGACCCTGGCGACCGGGATCGTCCGGGCCTCCAACTACGTCGTCCGGGACTCCCCGACCGGCGCGGTCAACGGCACCAACACCGCCTACACCCTGACCAGCACCCCGGTCACCGGCACCGAGCAGGTGTTCCTGAACGGCCTCCTCCAGGAGCCGGGGGCGGGCAACGACTACACCATCTCGTCCGGCACCATCACCTTCCTGGCGGCCCCGGTGACCGGTGACAGGATCAGGGTCACCTACCTCAAGTGAGGTTAGGGGTGTTCGTCAACGTCAGTCGACCGTGGGAGTGAGGGGACAGCATGGCCAAGACCGAGGTGACCGGCGCCCAGATCAAGGACCAGTCGGTCGACCTGGCCGTGGACGCGACCGGGACGCTCCCGGTCGGCAACGGCGGCACCGGGTCGACGACCTTCGCGTTGAACAACGTCCTCCTGGGGAACGGAACCGGGGCCTTGCAGGCGGTCTCGCCGGGGACGACCGGGAACGTGCTGACGAGCGACGGCACGACCTGGTCGAGTTCCGCGCCGAGCGCCACGGGGAGCACCACCGCGACCGCCGACACCCTGGCCCAACGGGACAGTGCCGGGAACCTGTACGCCGACAACTTCATCTCCACTGCCACATCGACAGCGACCGCTGCTGGCACGACCACGATGACCATCGACAGCACGCGGGTTCAGGCATTTACCGGCACCACCACCCAGACGGTTCTTCTGCCGACGACGGGTGTCGTGGCCGGTCAGGTATACACGATCATCAACCAGTCCAGCGGCTCGGTGACGGTTCAATCGTCTGCCGCTGCGACGATATGTACGTTAACGTCGGGTCGTGCAGATTTTGCTGCCCTCGTTAATACGCCGACTACTGCCGCGAACTGGCGAGCGATAACTTGGCCTGCGTCGTCGGCCCCGCTGGTCACTACCGGAAACTCGTTAGCCGCGCTTCAGACTTCAACCACCAACACCATCGGTGTCGGCACCATCGAGTTGGGCCACGCTTCCGACACCACCCTGAGCCGCAGCGCGGCGGGGGTCCTGGCCGTCGAGGGTGTCCCCGTGGTGGCCGTCGCGCCCGGCACGACCGGCAACGTCCTCACCTCCAACGGCAGCACCTGGACGAGCGCGGCCCCGACTGGTGGTGGTGGTTCCGCCCGTGTCACCAGCACGGTGACGAGTGCCACCACCCTGGCCGCCGTGGCTGGCACCCAGTACCTGGCTTACATCGCCGCTGGTGGTTCGGTGACGTTGCCGACTGCGGTGGGCAACACCTCGTCGTACATCATCAAGAACATCGACACCGCGGCCAAGACGATTGTCACGGTGGGTAATGACGCGAACTTCGGGAGCGTCACGACGCTGCTGCGTGGCAACGGTGATGATGCCTCAACGGTGATAACCGACAGTTCCGCGAAGTACAACTGGACACCCGCTGCCGGGGTTAGGTTAAGCACGGCGGTCAAGAAGTTCGGCACCGCGTCGATCAGTTTCGGTGCGGGTGGCAACAACGCCGCCGTCAAGTCGGTGTCGGATTTGTTCCCAGGCATGGGAACCTCCGACTTCACGATTGAGATGTGGTTCTACAGCACGGTGGCGGGTCAGTATTTCTTGTACGACACCCGCCCTTATGCTACAAACGGCGTCTACACGACGTTGTACGTCACCAGCGGCAACAAACTCGCCTTCCTGGTCAGTGCGGCTGACCGCATCACCAGCACGACGAACGTCACCACCAACACCTGGCACCACGCCGCTGTCACTCGCAGTGGCGGCGTTACCAAGCTGTTCCTGAACGGCGTCCAGGAGGGAAGCAACTACACCGATACGAACCACTACCTGACTGGGGCCGTGTGTCTGGGAAACACCGGCGCGGTGATCTACGGTGTGTGGCAGGGGTACCTGGACGACATCAGGATCACGCAGGGCGTGGGCAGGTACACCGCGAACTTCACGGCACCGACGGCGGAGCACCCCATACCGGAGTTGATCGACGGCGCGTACCCGTTCGTGCTCGCACCGAACCAGGCGGTGGAGGTCGCGTCGGGCGGTAACAACTGGTCGGTGGTCAGTGACGCCGCCGCGCTCCCGACCCTGACCTCGACACCGACCTCCGCGTCCATCACCACCCTGACCGCCGCATCCAGCCCAATCCAGGTGTTCACCGGCACGACGACGCACACGGTTCGGTTGCCATCGACGGGAATCATCGCCGGTCGCCAGTTCACTGTCATCAACAACTCCACCGGCTTGCTGACCATGCAGACCAGCACGGCGGCGCAGATTCACGTCCTGGCTTCCGGCACCGAGTCGATACTGACCGCGTTGATCGACAGTCCCACCACCGCCGCGCATTGGGAGGACAGCTTCATCGCCACCAACTTCGCGGCAGGCAAGGCACTGACCGTCAACAACTCGTTGACGCTGGCCGGTACCGACGCGACCACGATGACGTTCCCGACCACCAACGCGGTCATCGCCCGCACCGACGCGGCCCAGACCTTCACCGGCGTCCAGACGATGACCTCCCCCGCGTTGACCACCCCGGTGATCAACGGCACCCCCACCGGGACGGGTGTGGCGGTGGCCGGTACCGCGAACACCTTGGTGCTGCGGGACGGCTCGGGGACCATCGTCTCCTCGCTCACCGAGACCACGACCGCCCTCGGGACCATCGGCGCGGCGGTCACACTGACCCTCGCGGGGATGGTCCAGACGGCCACCCTCACGTCGGCCACGCCCTGCACGGTGACGATGCCCGCCGTGTCGAACGGCGCAAGTTTTGTGCTGTACCTGCGGCAGCCCGCGACCGGGACGCCGACCACGGCGACGTTCACCAACGTGCGCTTCGGCACCGGCGGTGCCCCGGTCATCACCGCCGTCCTGGGCCGGATGGACATCCTGACGTTCTTCTCGGACGGCGTCAACTGGTACGGCCAGTACGCGCAAGGGTACCAGTACTGATGCGGTCGGCACGCAACGCCCTCGTCGGCAGGCAGAACCCGCTCCCGTCACCGTCCGGCATCACCTTCAATTCGGTGGTGCCCTCGACCTCACCCACCATCACCTCCGGCGGCGGCTTCGTGAACGCTTCGTGGACGCACACCATCAACGCGGGTGACAACTGCCTGCTGGTCGGCGTGTACGGCAACCCGGTTTTCACCGGTGTGCCGGGGGTGTCCATCGACTCCGGTGGCCCGTTCACCCTCCTAAGCTCTGTCGGCTACACCGGCTTCGGTTGGATTGCCTACGCGCTCTACGGACTGATGAACCCCCCGGTGGGGACCCGGACCCTCACGACGGGTGTCTTCGGGTACGGGACCGGCGGGACGAGCATCGCCTACGGCGGGGTGTCGGGATTCGCGGCCCCCGGACAAAACCTCCTCGGCAGCGTCGCCAACCTCGACCTCGTCCTGCCCGCGTTCCCCGGCGGTGTGGCCGTCGTCATGGTGAACGGCGGCTGGTCGCGGAGCAACCAGACCGCCCGGTCCACCGCCGGGGGGCTGGGCTGGCAGGAGTCCACGGTCAACACCGCCAGCGCCGCCGCGACCGTGAAGGGGACCGCGAACGCGGTGCTGGGAACGTCGGTGACCATCCCGGCCCACGCCGTCGGCGACGAGATTGTCGTGTTCGCTTATGTCAACGGCATCAACGCCGCACCCACACCACCGGCGGCCTCCGGCACCGTCCCGGCCTGGACCCTGATCCAGGGCGGGGGCGGCAACACCAACGGCTCCGGTGTGTGGCGCTTCACGGCGACGGCCAACAACCACACGTCGGGAACCTTCACGAACTGCACCGGCCTGATCGCGGTGGTGATCCAGGGTGTCCACCCCACGACCCCGGTCGGTGGTTTCGCCCAGGCGACCGCTAACGCCAACACCTTCTCCGGTGCCCCGGCGATCACCCAGCGCGTGACGAACGGATCGAGCTGCCTGCTCTACTTCCACGGCCATCGCAGCAACGTCACCACCTTGGGTGCGCCGCCAACTGGTTTCACCAGGCGGGCAGAGGCCATTGGCTCGTCGGGGATATGCCTGAACACCAAGGACGACACCACTTCTGACGGTGCCGCCTACCAGACCGACAACGGCAACGGTGGATACGTTGGGCAGACGGTGGAAATCCAGGCCGACACCGGCACCGTGCGGAACTTCTCGACCGGTTGGCCCAGCGCGGCCAACCGCCACGCGGTCGGCGTGGTGCTCAGGTGACCACCGCCGATCCTGTGACCTCCCTGGTGGGGCACCTGAATAGACAGAGGGACGACCACCCGACGGCGATCCCGTCCGAGCGATAGCCGAGGCCGATGCAGAAACGAACCCTGACCGTCCGTTTCGGTCGCGCGGTCACCGCCGCGGTCCCCAACACCATGGAGGTGACGGTGACGCCGCTGGCGACCGCCAGCGACCCGGTGTCCAACGTCACCTTCGTCGGCGGCCCGCAGACCAGGACCGTGCTGCTGGCCAACGAGGTCAACGTCGTCACGTTCAGCCTGGTGCCCAGCACCGCCGCGGGCCTCACCGAACCCATGCCCTACCGGATCGCCTGGCGGGACCGGACCGGCGGGCGCCAGGAGACCCACGACTTCCTGATGCCCGGCCACGACGTCGAGTTCGCCGACCTCGGCTCGGGCGGCGGCGTCGGCGTCGGCGGCTACTCGTCGGTCACCACGGACGACGAGTTCAAGATCCTGAACTCCACCGACAACACCAGGAAGGCGCGCTTCTCGGCCGCCTCCATCACCACCGGGACGACCCGGACCTACGTCCTGCCCAACACGGACACGACCCTCGTCGGCACCAACGCCATCCAGTCCCTGACCAACAAGAGCATCTCGGGGGCATCGAACACCCTGAGCAACGTCCCTCAGTCGGCGGTCACCGGCCTCCCCGCGGCCCTGACCGGCGGCCTGGCGCGGGCCAACCACACCGGGACCCAGACGGCCTCCACCATCTCGGACTTCCCGGCGGCAGTCGACGCCCGCGTCGCGTCCGGGAACGCCGCCACCGCCACCAACGTCACCGGGACCGTCGCCGTCGTCAACGGCGGCACCGGCGCCACGACACTGGCGCCCAACAACGTCCTCATCGGCAACGGCGGCTCCCCGCCGTTGGCCGTCGCCCCCGGCGCCGCCGGGAACATCCTGACCTCCGACGGGACGACTTGGACGAGCGCCGTGCCCGCCTACGCCGCCGTCACCCTCGGGACGGGCGGCTGGACCAGCCCCTCCGCTGGCATCACCGCCGCCACCACCGTCAACTACACCACCGACCTGGGCGCCGACGTGTTCGTTGCGATCACCCACGTCATGAGCCAACCCTCCTACTTCGTGTCCTCGGTGACGCTGGGCGGTGTGGCCATGACCCCGGTCGCGTCCCAGTTCTACAACAACGTCACGCCCGTTTCCGCCGGTTCCAACCAGGGCAAGACGTACCTCTACCGCGCGGAGCGGGCGGGCACCGGGTCTTCCCAGGCCGTCGTCGTGACGCTGACCACCGCGCAGTACATCGCCGTGTCGGTCGGCAGCTACATCAACGTCGGCTCCATCGGCTCGCCGGTGCCCACCTTCGGCAACACCGCCACCGCCTCGACCGGGTCGGTCACCTGCCCCGCCAGCGGCACCACCCTGGCGGTGCTCACGGGCGGCACGATCGCGTCCTCGACCGGCGGCACCCAACGGGTCAGCAGCACCACCCCCGCCATGGTGGTGCGCGACTCCAACACCACCACGACTTTCACCGCGACCATCAACCCGGCCTCGAACTGGGCGGCCATCGCCCTGACCCTGCTGCCGTCCGCGTCGGCCTCGGGATCCGCCAGCAACGCTGGCCTGACCCCGGTGGCGACCACCGGGAGCGCCACCCCCACGACCCTGGTCAACACCTCGACCCAGAACCAGGTCCTCACCGGGGCCACCACCCAGACCGTGAGGCTGCCGACAACCTCGGTGACCGCCGGATCGGCGTGGACCGTGTTCAACCAGTCGACCGGGTTGGTGACCGTGCAACCCTCCTCGGGAACGGAAACCGTCGCCGTGCTCAACCGCGGCCTCTCGGCCACCTTCACGGCCCTCACGGAGGGGCCGACCGCGGCCGCCAACTGGCTCGTGGTCTACAACGGCAGGGTGCCGCGGGTCGGGTCGATCACCACCAACGCCACGCCGACCATCAACTGCGACCTACACGACCAGTTCAACGTCACGGCGCTGGCCACCGACATCATCGGGTTCACGGTCACCGGGACGCCCGTCGACGGCCAGAAACTCCTGGTCCGGATCAAGGACAACGGCACCGGCACAACCCGGACCATCACCTGGGGGGCTGCCTTCACCTACTCGGGTGCCGCCGCGCTCCTCAACACCACGGTCGCGTCGAGGACCCACCTCTCCGGTTTCATCTACGACGCCGCCGCCGCGAGGTGGGTCTGCGTCGGATCCGACGCGGCGGGCTACTGATGACGGAGATCCGGCTGGACGAAGTCAACGGCCCGGTCTCCGGCGGGTTCTCCATCTCCTGGACCCATGAAATCAACCAGAACGCGAACTGCTTCGTCGTGGCCCAGTATTGCAGCACGTTCGGGGTGGGCGTCGCGACGGTCGGCGGGGTCAGCATGAACACGCTCGCGGTCGTCAAGCTCGGCGACACCTTCTCGTCGCAGTTCATCGCCCTCTACGGCCTGATGAACCCCCCGACCGGGGTGCAGGGGGTCGGGATGGGGAACAGCTCCTTCGCCGGGTTCGGGACCTCGGCGGTGTCCGCCTCCTACTACGGGGTGAAGGGTTTCGGGCCGGTGGTCACCTCCAACGGTTCCGAGAGGTGCGACCTGACGGTCGCCTCCAAGCCGGGCGACCTCGTCATCTCCATGATGGGGGCTTACGACAACTTCACCACCTTCACCGGCACCATCGGCGCGGGCAGCGAGAACATCGCGGTCCCGCGCGTCAAGTCGGGTGGTTTCCTGTACGGAGAGGCGCACGGCGGGACGACCGTGAACCTGACCGCGCTGGTGCCGATGACGGTGAGGTACCCCATGACCGCCAGCATCGGGTCGAGCCTGATCGCCGCCGACGCCACCACCCAGTCCAACGGCCTGCTCCGGATGTTATGACCCGCCAGCACTGTGGCGCCCCGGGTGGGCCACCCGAATAGGCAGAAGGAGGCCCGACCCATGCGCCGCATCACCACCGCACGCGAGCAGCACGAGATGCTGGCGGCGCTGAGTCTGCCGCTCCTGGCCGCGCTCCCCGCCGACGTGCCGCGGGCGCACTGGCGCTCCTCCGGTGAGACCGGCGGCGAGTTCGACTCGTCGATCAGGCCAGCCTCCCACGTCGACGTCCCGCACCCCATGCAGGTCTTCGGTCCCGAGGGCTACAGGAAGTGGGTGGCCGCGCGCGGCGGCGAGCCGAGGGACCCCGTCAACGACCCCTGGGGGATCCTCGACGACTACCACCTGACGTTCGACCAGATGAAGCAGAACAAGGTCAACCACTACAACGCCCAGAACAAGGCCGAGGGGCTGCTGGGCCGGATCTGGTACCGGACCTTCCACGACGTGACGGGCGAGGTGGCTGACAGGGCCAGCAGGATCAAGTCCTGGGGCCCGACCTCCCGGCAACGGGTCGTCGACCTGTTCTCCAACTTCTCGCCGCTCACCGAGTGGAGCGACAACATCAGGTACGCCTCCAACTTCATCAAGAACTACGACGGCGACCCGGCCAAACGCCACGAGTGGAAGGCCGCGAACATCCACCCGCTGGCGCTGCGCCGGTGGCGCGCCAAGTACGGCAACGGGACGGTCCCGTCGGACTCCGACGAGGACCTGAACGAGCTGGCCGACATGCACGACGGGATCGAGGTCACCAAGCCGGGCGCCAAGCGCGGCCAGTACAGGGTGCAGAAGCCCATGCAGCGGCTGCGCGACCCGGCAGCGCGCGCCGAGTGGATCGACAACATCCGCGCGCGCGGCGGCATCGGGCAGGCGCTCGACAGGCACACCAACGAGGTCGTCAAGGCCCACGGCGACCCGGCCAAGAGGAACATCCAGTTGAGGAACGAGGAGACCCGCAGGCCGATCCCGGCGACCGACGCCTACGGCGAGGTCCGGCGGAACCGCAACGGCGTCCTGAACGCCCGGTACTCGCCCGACTCCGAGTTCACCTACAGCCACCCCTCGGTCCCCACGATCGGCGACCACATCGCCTCCGGGGTCGCGATCCACGACGCCGACGAGGAGGGTTTCAAGCGGATCCTCGGCGGCGGCACCGGCCGCAAGCGCCAGAGCTTCGCGATCAACGGCGCCGACGAGACTCCGCTGCGCCCGGCCCGGCCCGGGGTCGCCGAGGACCACGGTTACCACGAGCACCCGGTCGGCGACGACGGCAAGCCGGACTGGTCCAGGAGCTCCGACCAGGAGTACACGGGCGACACCCACGACCTGCGCGCGATGGCAACACCGGCCGACGCCGACGCGAACCACTTCGCCAACGTCACCTACGACACCCCCTACTGGTTCGGCGGGACGATGATCTCGCTGGCCAAGCCCCGGGGTCTCCGCAAGAACATAGCGCCGAAGGGGGGTCGCGACATGCGCTTCACCGGCAGCCAGGTCACCCACGAGGGCAAGAAGTACGACCTCGCCTACGACCTGGCCCACCGCGCCAACTGGGCGGCCACCAAGGCGGTCAACGACGCCCAGCCCGACGAGTACAAGCACATCATCCCGAAGCAGATGCAGGCCGGGGTGTGGGGTCGTTTCAAGAACATGATGGCCAGGGCGACCGGCAAGAAGCAGAAGGGCGACCGCGACTGGTGGAAGGAGCTGCCCGGCTACGAGGACGTCGTCGACCAGTACCACCGGTACGAGGAGGAGGACCGCCAGCAGGAGGAGAGGGACCGCCTGCTCCGGGAGGAGCGGGAGCGCCAGCAGCAGGCGCCGACGGCGGTCACGGCCTCGCTGCGGGACGGCGGCCCCGGCCTGTTCGACGGCATCGGGACCACCTGGCCCGAGATGCTCGGCAACTGGGTCGACGCCCACTTCAAGGAATTGGGCGAGCACCCGTCCGAGCAGTACCCGACCGACCTCAACATCCACGACACCCCGACCAGGAGGACAACCATGGACGACCGGAACGAACCCGGGGAACTGACCGCGGCGCGGCGCGCGCTGGCGGCAGCGGACGAGGTGCTCGGGCGCGAACTGCTGGCCGGTGCCAGGGACGCCCTGAACTACAGCTCGTCGGTCATCCGGCGCACCGCCGCACCGCCGTCCAGGCCGGTCTACGTCCTGCTCCCGCACTGGGACCCCGACGAGTGTGTGAGGATCCTGAACACCCACCACGCCGCCCAGCAGCGGAGGGTGGCCATCCCGGTGATGGACGAGAAGTGGGGCGAGGACGTGATGGGGGCCGCCAGGAAGGGCGGCTTCACCTTCCGCAACCACCTCGGCGACGGCCCCAACGACGGCTACATGGTCAGCCAGCTCAAGAACTCTGAGTTCAAGCGCCCGATCAGCGAACTGACCGCTGACCACGTCCGCGGCTTCGTCACCAAGAACGCCGAGGCCCTGGACAGGGAACACAACTACCTGGGGGGCTGGTTGGAGGCGGGGCAGTTCTACCTCGACGTCTCCACCCACATCCCGATACTGAACCGGGCCACGGCCGACGCGGTGCGCGGCCGCCAGATCGGTATCTACGACCTCAAAAACGAGCGTACAATAAACACCGACGAGGCGGGATGGCTGACCGGCAGCCCCGCCGTCCTGGGATCGAGGAGCCATGACCGAAGACAAGCCGCAGTACCACCTGCTGCCCAAGGACGACCCCGACCGGGTGGTCGCGATCCTGCGGGCGGCCGCTGGCCTGCCCCCGATCGCCGACGAGCCGGACGCCAAGCGCGCCTGACCGACCCGTCCGGCAGGAGCTGACGGTGCCCAGACGCATCCTGACCGCACGCGAGCAGGTCGCCATGACGGCGCCCTGGCTCAGGCACGCCTCCGGCCCCGACCTCAAGTGGGAGCGCGACGGCTCGGGCGACTGGATCCTGGTCGGCCGCAACCCCGACGGGAACCCGGTCGCCGTCCGCACCGAGCGCGCCCCGAACGTGCGCACCTCCGCCCGGGGTGTGCGGTGAGGGAGGAGACCGCAGCCTGGCTGGTGGTGGGCGTCTTCACCGTCCAGATCCTGGTGCTGCTCGCGGCGCTCCTCGTGGCGTTCGACGACGGGCTGCCAAACCGACCGGATCGACCTCGAAGGGGTGACTACTTGTCACGAATCTTAGGAGCAATCATGGCCGCACTCGAGGACGCCCTCGCGCGTTTCACCGCCTTCGTCAAGGACGTCGTGGGTCAACTGACCGCGACCCGCGACACCAACGACGCCCAGACCGGGAAGATCGCCGAGTTGCAGTCGGCCCTCGATGCGGCGCTCTCCGACGACGCCGCCGACAAGGCCGCCATCTCGGCATTGCAGGTCGAGATCGCCACCCTGCAGGACTCGGTTGCCGCGCAGATCGACGCCACCCTCGAC